CACGAAAACTGTATGTATGAGAGGTTTGGAGATTAAGGCGTCGTGACTAAAAAAGCACTTCGCAAGAAGCAGCGCCGCAAGCGTAATAAACTGGAGGCTACGTAATGTCCCTGATGAATTGCACATTCACCGTTCGCTGGAGCGACGACAAAAACAAGCCGCACGCGAAAACCTACGCTACCGAAGATGATGCTAAGCGAGCTAAAAAATGGCTGCTGGAGCATGGCGTTCGGAGCGTAGACATCGCGGTCAAGATAAATAATAAGCCAGCCGGCAGCCTGAAAGACGACAAACCGTCTGATACTGAGGCTGAGCAGAAAGGATTTTGGTGGGAAAAATGATCGACGACAATCAATTCGACATATTCCAGTGGGCGAACTGGGCTGATGCTAATAAGAAAGATCTGCTCATCGACCTGTTCATTTTCAATAAAAACTTTACGCCATACGTGTTACCACTGAAAACATCGACCATAGAAGACCAAATGCGATCGCTATTTCTTTACGACATGATCAATTTTGTGGAGACTGGAGCAGCAGTTGGACTGTCTGTCAGAGACTATGCGACAAACGATCAAATGGAAAATGTTTTGCTATACAGCGAGCTTGAGAGCATTCAGCGTGCCGACACGCTCATCTATCTTCTTGGCGACGACAATATTGCTGAGTTCAACGAGAAAGAACACGAAATGAAGCGTATGCACGGTATTGTAGCGCGGTTTAGCGACCCAAAAGATCCAGACAAGACCTTTTACATCGCCAAACAGCTGCAGCGATCGCAGATGTTGAGCGGGAGTCTCACGTGGCAAGTTAGCGATAGCGAATTTGGCGAGCTTAATGCCGACGCAGCGTTCAAGATACCAGCAGACAACCAAGTGCTAATCGCTGGCGGAAAAGTGTTTGCGTTTAATCCAAAGAAGTTTGTCAATTTGTTCAAGCAAGACCCATCAAGCGACGCTGCAACAAAGCAAGTCATTGATCTTTTGATGAAAAAGTTTGCACTGAACTTGCCTGAGGGGTTGTCATTCGCAGAGTTGGCTGACCGCAACAAATCACTGACTACTATGTTGATGAAGTTGGATGTTGAGCATTTGCCTTGTAAGGAAAGAGTTGTCGATTACGCCGAGGAAATGGATTTGGCGCTTATGTCAGACAATCACGACGGCATTATTATCATGGATAACCGTGACGCAATGATGTTCGTCAATATTCTGGCCGACAATTACGTCGATAGCAATCTGACTGATTCACGCTACCTCGTGACTGGCAAGAAGCGGATTGATAGCGATTCGCAGATGAATATGAATATATAAAAGCCATTGACTAATGACCTACCATATGTCGAAAAACTGGGCGAACATTAACATCAACCGCAGAACTGACAGCATAATCTGAGGAATAAAGCTGGGTTCCCAAATGGGAGTAAGCTAAAAAGTGAGAAATCCTTCGCTCCGTGATTGTACTGTCAACTGGACAGATGACCATTTTGCCCACCCGGGTCATCTGTCTAATAGGCGACATCAACCTTAAAATAATTAACTAATGATATACACTCACTTGGTGTCGCCTTGCCCCCAGTTCTGCGGTCGAGGAAAAGGAACGAAATGAAAATTAGTCCGAAGTTTATGAAGAACGCTGAACCGCAAGACGTAGTGGTTGTCTTAGGTGTATTTGTACTGATAATTTCAATAATTGTCTTTTTGCACTGGGCTGCTGTTTGGGCAGATCAAATGTCAGAGCGAGAGGCTCAGTACACGAATACTAAAGCTCGCTGTAAGACAGTTGGTGGCGAAATGGGCTATTCGAAATGTTACAAGGACGGGAAGGAAATATAGATGAAACAGGATAAGCGCTCAATAAAGCATTTTCGCTGCTGGTTGGTTGAATCAAAGCAGTATGTTTATGATATTCAAAAAATTTGTGATGGCAAACTGATTAAAAGTTTTGCCGAGATTTTGAATAATCCAGAAAAATATGTTGTAGAACAGGAAACTGGCGCTATTGATATCGTTAAAAATAAAATCCGAGAGGGTGATATCGCAAAATATCGCAACGCGAACTATCAGCGCGAAGTTTTTGAGTGGCAATATGGCGTCGTGGTTTTCAAAAACTGTGGCTTTGAGCTGTACAACCCAATCAAGGACACTTCAGAATCACTAAATGATATATCTATCAGTTTTTCGAAAATTGAGGTCGTTGGTAATATTCACGAAGATTCTAAATTGTTGGAGGAGAAATGAGACTATATAAGCTACTAAAAGATTTGCCCACCGTTAAAGCTGGGGCAATCTTCAAAGAGAAAATTAAAATCGATGGCACAAGAGTTTTGAAAGCGTGTGAATCAGGCCATAGACATTCAATTCTTGTTAGAGAAATCGATAATTTTGACGAGTGGTTCGAATCAACAAGCAGTATTAGTTGGAATCTTAAATGGGGCGATAGATATTGGTACATTGACTATTGGGGCAAGGTTAGCTGTCGCAATTACACGGACGCTATCATTGACAGATTGAATATTGACAATGGTAATGCTTATCACACCGAAGAAGAATGTAAAGAAGCTCATGAACGCAAACTGGCTGAAGTCAGACTGCGAAAAACATCAACATTTAAGCCAGACTTTGAGAATGGCAAGGGTGGCTGGGCTGTCTATTATGACCATGGATGTGAAACGCTCGCCGTGTGTGAACTTGCTGACTGTGATGCTGGTGAACCTGTACGCTATGCGACTAGAGAAGACGCTGAAAAATCTATCAAAGAAAATGAGCGAGATTGGAAGACTTATTTCGGAATTGAGGAGTGGGAATAATGCCTAATCTCGCAAACATAGAAAATCCAACCGAGGATCAAGAACAGGAGGCTTTTGTACAGTATTTGCGACTGAAGGGCTACCCACATTTTCGTGTGCCGAATGAAACATACACCAAGTCGTGGAGCCAAAAAGCTAAAAACAAGAAGCTTGGTGTGAGTTCTGGTGTGCCTGATCTGTTCGTGGTAGTCCCAGCAGACTATAGCGACGCAACGATGGAGTTCATGCACTATGAAGACAATCCTGTTGTTAGTGGCGACGGTGTTTATGGTAAAAATCATCGTCTTGTCGCTGTCGAAATGAAACGCAAGAAAGGAGGCGCGACATCAGCAAATCAAAAGCAGTGGATTAAAACACTCAATGAGGCTGGCGTTCAGACTGTTGTATGTAAGGGTTGTAATGCAGCGATTGAGTTTATTGAGTCAATAACTTGAGGGGTTTATGACTGAAGTGGAACGCTTGACTGCTTGATAAAACAGTCAAAGCATTTTATAGCTAGGCGCTGGTGAGATTTAGTGGTTGGGAGGCCGCGATTGCCAGCGCCTAATCTGTATATTTCAGAGGTAGAGGAGGGATAACAAACATGGTCAAATGGCTAAAAATCGACAAACAAGACAAGACAAGGCGACGCCGTCAGGAGATCGGGCAGGTCGCCATTTATTATATTTCGAAACAAGCAATTATTATCGGCGACGAGCGAAAATGCAAGCCGTTGTCGCACTACATTCTTTTGCAGTCTTGGCAAGACCGAAACAAGAAACCGTATCAAAATATGCTGCGTAAGTTACAAAGCACTAAAGACCTGACTCTCATGCAGGCACAGCTCATCGCAAATAGTTACGGCGTGCACATCTCGGCCGTTTCCAAACAGTCAATACCAAAAGAGCTACGCGTCAATCTTTAGAATTATAATCATGAAAGACGACTTCAAATCATGTCCTAAATGTGGCCGAAAATACAAGAGGCAAGATAACTACGACGTTCACGTAGCCAGTTGCAATCGTACGTCACCGTCAACTCATGGCGGCGCTAGAAAGGGTAGTGGCGGGGTCAAGGGTAAAAAAACCCAAAAAGTGCTAGATCGGATGAAAGAGAAGCAGCGGATTTTAGACCGAATTACCAGGAACGCCGACAAGCTATATGAAGCACAGTTTCGGCTGGCTACTGGCGTGCAGTTGTTGTTCGTGATCAGGACTGACCGCAAGGGCAATCGTTTGCCGGCAGAGCAAGTTACTGACCCTGAGACTATTGCGGCATTTCTTGATGGCGAGCTGGATGGCGTGGATGACGAGTATTATTTCATCGCTACGCAGAAGCCGGATAACAAAGCTATTAAGGACATGCTCGACCGAGCATTTGGCAAGCCAGTTGATCATGTTGACCTATCTGTTGATGTTCGCGAGAAGCAGCCGCCAAAGATCGTCTCGACTATCAAGCCGCGCAAAACGAAAGGCGAATAGCTCATGTCGCTAGAATTAAAGCCGAAGCAGCAAAGCGTTGTCGATATTATTAACGACTGTCCCGAAGTCGATACTATTTATTTGATTGGTGCAGTTGGCACCGGCAAGACAGACATTGCGGCGAGTGTCGGCATCGATATTTGTGACACGTTTGAGAAGACCTACTGGACAGTGTTTCGTAAGAATATCAGCACGGCGAAGCGGTCGGTGATTCCGTCGTATCTGACTATGCTCGACCGCAAGAACTTCAAAGAGGGCGAGGACTACACATACAATGGCCAAGATTACGAGATTAAGTTCCCTAACGGCTCAAAGATTGGCTTTGTGGAGGCGGACGAGACGAAAGACAGGAGCGGTCAGAAAATTAAGGGTATCAACGCCAGTGCTAGCCATATTGACGAGGCTGACGAATTATCGCTGACGATGTTTACCACGGCTAAATCCCGTAAGGGCCGCCGCAATACTAACGGGCAGCCGAGCATCGCCATTATCACCCTAAACCCAAATGATGTTGAGCACATTAAAGAGGTATACATGCGTTGGAAATACGGCGGGAATGGTAAATATGAGCCGCTACCGCCAAATATTCGTGTGGTCGAGTTTGATTTGTCGGATTCATGGCAGATGCAATCAGATATTGACGCGATGATGACCAACCCGACGTGGTGGGTTGAACGGTACCTGAAAAACAACTGGGAGTACCAAGACGAGAGCAAGACGATATTCCGCTCGAGTATTTTCGCCAAGGCGATCGTCAAGAGCTACAAGCCAGGGCGTAAGACGACCGGCTATGACGTGGCGCGTGATGGCGTTGACCGTAGTGTGGCGGCAGACTGGGAGAACCTGACGCTGATTGACGGCACGATTACCAAAGACTCAAACGAACAGATAGAGACTGGCAAGCAAGCCGAGTGGCTGATTGAGCATTCAGATAACTTCTCTATTGGTTACGAGAATATCGCAGTTGACGGGGTAGGCGTTGGCGTTGGTGTTATTGATGGCGGTAAAGACCGCGGTGCTGAGTTTGCGGTGTTTAAGTCTGGCTTTGCACCTGATCCATTTCTGACATTCGGTGACGAACCAAAGAGCCGGGAGGACGCTGAGCGTTCGCAGGAGCTGATGGCGTTTAATAATTTACGATCACAGGTGGCGTACATGCTGGCGATGGGATTGGATAGTGGCAAGGTGAAAATCCTCGATAGTTTTCCATTCCTTAATGAGTTTATTAAAGAGGCACAGATGCACCACCACGAATATAAGGATAAGGTGTTTGTGTTGGAATCCAAGGAATCAATTAAGAAGCGACTCGGCAAATCGCCTGACATATTCGACTCTGTATTGATGGGTTTTTGGCTACAGTTGCGGCATGAAGTGGTGATGGAGTGGGGCGGAATTATGTAATCCGTATATTTACAGTTAGAGGATTATATGAAATTGAAAGACTTTTTGCGCAAATTAAAGTTTCAAAAGCCAGACAGGGATACTGTCATTGAGGCGTGGATAGGGCTGCTGATGTTTGTCGGCGTGCCATTTTGTATTTGGCTATATTACGGCGGCAAGGTCGCCACAGTGGTGTTTGTCGGTGTGCAGCTGATATTTTGGTCGGTTTATTTATACAGGAGCAATAAGTAGATGGGAATTATTAAAACAGCCATGGGATTAAGGGGCGAACGACGTGTGAGTGGCGTTGACCCCGCTTTTCAGAGATTATCAATGTTTGATCATTACCGTGCCAGCAGTTACGCGACAGCTTATCCTAATATTCGAACGGTTGCCAATAAATACATGACAGTGCGACCGTTTGCTATTGACGGCAACGGCAAGCAAGTACCACATGAAGTCATTAACGCCCTGTACCACCCGAATAAATCCGACAGTTCGGTGGCATTTGCTGAAAAGATAGCCGTTTCGACACTGTCTCTACGGAAGACGTACATTTTGGTTTGGAGAAACTATGGCGGAGTAGCAAAGCCTGGCGGTGACTTCAGGGGGCAGGGCGGCAAGAATATTGCCGGCTTTACGTTCTTGGAGTTTCCGCGAGTTGCACGAGTTGGCAACAAGACAACATACACAGTCGGCACACAGACGTTTACTGAAGATGAAGTGCTGGTATTACCTGGTGGTGTTGATCCAAACGACCTGTACGCCGGCTATTCACCATCTGAAGCATCACGTCGCTGGGCGACACTCGACGATTACATCGCCGATTTCCAGGCCGGCTTTTTCGAGAATGGAGCGGTGCCGGCTGGTCAGTTCATTATTACCGCACCAACACGGCAATCATTCCAAGAGAGCGTGGCGATGTTGCAAGACGCTCATCGCGGAGCTGGCAGCAATAACAACGTCACCTACACACACCGACCGGTTGACTCTAAGACCGGCAAGCCATCGACTACCGCGGCTGTTGAGTGGGTGCCGTTCTCGCAACCAAACAAAGATATTGACTTCGAGAACTTATTCAAGCAGGTTGACAGGCGAATTGATACGTCATTTGGCGTTTCGGCAATCATGAAAGGCATTGATGACACTGCGACATACGCCAACGCGCAGGTGTCAAAGCAGGTATTCGCCGAGAACGTCGTTGATCCATTGCTACTACGCAACTACACACAGCTGACGCACGAGCTAAACCGAATCACTGGTGGCATGGGTATAGCCATTACTTACGAATTCGCTATTCCTCAGGTTGTCGACGAGATCAAAGTGCAGGCTGAGGCTGATGATATTCGTATCAATAGCATTCTTAAGCTGGAGGCGGCAGGCTACAGTACTGAGAGCATCATTGACGCGTTGAAATTGCCAAACAACTTTAAGCTGTTGCGTAAGGGCGAATATAAACCACCAGAGATTGAGAACGATAAGCCAGACGTTGACGAGGGTGACGAAGTAGCAGACGCACCTGATCGCCGCAAGGTTGGCGACACAGGGGCTTGGGGAGAAGCGAACGGCACCAACCCAAAAGCATCAGCCGATAATCAGCCGCAGACGCTCGATGATTTCGAGCAGCTGATTTATGACGCAACGACTGAGTTTATGCAGAAACAGGTCAACCGAGCCATTGCTGAATCGCGCCAGACGGCCGAAAACAGCACTGAAGAGGACGACGAGCAAAACGAATTTGCCGAAGCGCTACTGTTGATTATCGTGGCGCTGATGATAGTTCAGGGGGCAATTTACTTTGAGGATGGTAAGCAGCTACTGATAGACAACGGTGTATCCACTACTGAGCTAACAGGCTTTGTGGTAGCAGCATCAACACAGGAAGCATACCGAGCCTATCTGCTAAACGTGGCGCGCTCATACGCTGACGATACAGCCGTCTCAATCCGTCGCGTGCTTGATCATGCGGCATCGCACGGCTGGGCACAGTCTGAGCTAGAGGAGAAACTGCGCGGCATTATGAAGACCGACGAATGGCGAGTACAGAGAATGGCTCGCACTGAGATATCACGAGCCGACGCACTGTCAAGCGTTGAGGCGATGAAGCAGATACAAAACCAAACAGGAACGCTGATCGAGAAAGCGATGGAGAGCGAGACCGGCAAGCCGTGCGAGTTTTGTGCCACGTTGATCGATAAGTGGGTGGCGGTTGATGAGCCAATCCTAAGCCTGAATGAGGCAATCATTGGCAGGGACGGCGGCATATTCATCAACAATTTTGCGCAGAATGACGGCTACGACGTACATCCGAACGGGCATTGTCACCCAAAGTACCGCGTCGTCAAGGCGTATCTCAACGCTGAGCGGCGAATCATTGATGATGAGATGGCTGATCTGGATTTGCGGTGCGAGGAATGCGGACGCTACCTGAACATCAAGGGCGTCACGCAGATGATCGCACAGGTGCGTTGTAGTAATGCGAAGTGTAAGCATGTCAATAACATCAAGATCGTAAACGCCGCCTCTACAGATGAGCAGGTGCGTTATGAGTTCGATAAATCGTAATCTGTAGTCTTAGAAATAAGACGAGAGCAAGACGCTCAATTGGACGGGCAAGCAGGAGTCGAAAGCAAACTTTAACAAGGAAATAAAGCATGAAGTTCTGGAAGTGGAGCAATTCCGTTTCATCGAATAATCAAGAGCTTATACTTGACGGGCCTATCGCGAGCGATACCTGGTGGGGCGACGAAGTCACACCTGACCTATTTCGCAAAGAACTCAAGCAGCATGCGGGCGATTTGACAGTTGTCATTAACAGCCCCGGCGGCGACGTGTTTGCAGGCTTGGCGATTTATAACGCACTTGTGAATCATAACGGAAATGTCACTGTCAGGGTTGATGGTTTAGCGGCGTCGATTGCATCAGTAATTGCGATGGCAGGCGACAAGATTATCATGTCGCCAGGCTCAATGATCATGATTCATCGCCCGTCCGTTTATGCGGCTGGCACGGTGGATGACATGGAGAAAGCCAAAGATGTTCTGGTGAAAATCGAGGAGGGCATCACGCCTATCTACGCCAAGCGAACAGGGCTGAGTGATGAAAAGATCACTGAGCTGCTGGAAGCGGAAACGTGGATGCTTGCCGATAAGGCTGTCGAGCTTGGTTTTGCCGATGAGGTGTCCGAGGCACCAGAGAAGCAAAAGCAAGATGAGAGTGTACAGAATGTGATGGGTATGAACTTTGCATTCAGTATGTCGGCAGTCAAGCAGGCAGACGCCAAGCCAATGCAGAGCCTAGTTGAGCAAATCAAGGCAAAAGCAGAGGCGGAGGCAGCTAAGGCGGCGGAGCTGACCGAAGACGCGACTGAACCTGAGACGAAGACTGACGAACCAGCGGCACCGGAAGCCGCGCCAGAGGCTGAGCCTACTGACGAAGCTGAGCAATCAGAGCCGGAAGAATCAACTGATAACAATCCTGAGGAGGATACGGAAATGGATCCGAAAGATATTGCAAAGATGCAAATTAAAGAACCAGCTGATCCAGCAGCTGTCGACAAAGGTACTGTCGTAAATTACCTGGACACACCAAAGGCGTTAGAAGATTTTGCTGACGTGTTGGTAGCACAAGCAGGTGCTGGTGCGGCAGCCGTTCGCGAAGCGTGGATGGATAAGCTTGAGGCTAACGGTGTACAGATGGCTGTCACTGGTGCCGACAAACTATTCCCAGCCCCAGTTGTTGAGGCAGTTGAGAGTGCGTTTAAGGCTGGCGGACCAATTTGGAACCTAGTCGATAAAACTGGACTTGACGCTTACAACACCGCTTGGGACACCAATACTGACGGTGCGCTGGGACACAAAGCCGGCACAGACAAGAAAGAGGCTACGATTGCTATCGAAAACCGCGTGCTTGAAGGTCAATATATCTACAAGTACCTCACTCTCGATAAAGAGACTATCCGCAAGAACAAGAGTACTGGTTCACTGTTGCGTTACGTATTGCAAGAGTTACCAAAGCGGATTATCGCAAGTATCGAGCGTGCGATCGTTATCGGTGACGGACTAGTCGACACTAGCGACGACAAGATCAAGTCGTTTGTATCTGTCAAAGCTGACGCCAAGGCTGGCAACGTGTTTGCTAAAACCTATACGCCGAAATCAGGGGAAAGTCGCCGTACTGCTATCTTGAATGCACGCGACTTAATCGAGGCTGAGGGCGACGTTTACATCATCGCAAAGCGTGGCTACCTCACTGCCCTGAAAGATGAGCGAGGTACTGACAAGCATATGCTATACACCCCAGGCGTTAACATCTTGGAAGACTTGGAGCTTGCTGGCAAGTTTACGCCACAGTGGTTCAACGACACTAACGACGCCGACAACGATGCCTACTTGGTCGTATTCAATAAATACAAGGTGGTTGGCGATCAGTCAATTGAGAGCTACACAAACTTTGCGTTGAAGCAGAATAAGCACGAATACTTGCAGGAGATCTTCGCAGGTGGCGGCTTGAGCGGCATCGCAGCAGCAGTGGCTATTAAACATGTAGCCTAACAGAAAGGGGCGTAAGAGATGGCAGCACCGGTAACTAAAGAAGATATCGAGGGCGTACTTTTACGCCCCCTTTCTGATACCGAAAATACCTACTTTGAACGGCTATTACAGCAGGTGACGGAGACGTTGGAAACGTTGCTGGATGTCAAGATGCAAGGCGAGGCAAATACGCCGCGTCGATACGAGACAACTTGCGGCTCACGTTTCCTGATTGTCGATCCGTTCACTAGTCTATTGCCAGAGGTGACGACAGAAAGTGGCAGGCCGCTGGCGGTCAAGTCAGTGAGTCAAGGTGACGAATTGAACGCCAGCTGGTTCAATACCATTGAGATGGCTGAGCCACTGGAGGCGGGGCGACATGTTGTCAAGGCGGCGTGGGGATATGGCGAACCGTTGCCATACAGATTGAAAATCCTCATTGCACGGCTATTTGACACGCTGTCAATAGCTAATCAAGGTAGCTTTTACAACAACGTAAAATCCGAAACAGTGCTGAGTCATTCAGTGACGTATGACAACACCAATCAAGTTATCGACCAGTTCGCTGAGGCGAACGTTGATCTACTGGCAAAGTTTGTAAAGCCAATTAGCAATTGCGTAGTGTCTGGCTATACTAATACGCCGCTGAGCCAGCGTGGAGTTCATCGCTATGATATTCCGCGATAACATCACCTTGGTCGCGCCCGTAGACGGTGTATACCGCCAGACGGGAGGCGAGCGGCACAGCGTGAAGTGTGTCATCGAGCAGACGAGCGGCTTGACTCGTGGCGGCAGCTACGACGCTATGACAGGCGATGCTAGAGCGTATCTGGACGGCCGAGATAGCTGGCTGTCGTCAACTGGCTACTCGATCGAGGGGTATTTTGCCGAAGTGACGCTATTTGGCGTTAAGCGAGTGTACCGCGTTGCTAATGTGGCAGTTGGTAGAGTGGTTGTCACTAGCGGTACAGTGCAGCACGTTGAAATTGAGCTGGAAAGGCTCGACAGAGAGGTATAGTCGTGCCGGTGGTCGACAATACAGTCGCCGTCAAACGATTCTTCCAGAATCAGGCAGCGACAGGATTGAACGCAATGGCGAACCACACTCTGACAGTATCCAACCTCACCGCACCGTTCAGGCGTAGAGGGTCGCTCAAGTCCCGCAATGTCGAGGTACGGCGAATTGGTAGAGACGCTATCAGATTGACATGGAAGCCAGTCTACTCGCAGTACCAGAACCGCGGCAGGCGTGCGGATGGCACTCATGTGGTGCGTAAATACACCACAGCCGGCACTGGCAAAGGTTTCGTTGATGAGGGTGTGAGAAGCACCATGAAAGATTACAAGAGGTTTTTTAGATGAATGTAGCATTGGAGATCGCAAAGGTAGTGGCTACTGCCGTTGGTGGAGAGCTTGGCAAAAATGTGTTTGTCGGGCGATTGCCAGCAAGCAAGAGCCAAGACGGTATGGTAGCGGTTGCTGCTAGCGGCGGTGAATATAGCGGCGGCAACTTAGGTAATACTAAGTTGACCACCGAGCTAACGATTACCGTATTAAAAGCTGATGCGGCCGAGCTGTACGAGCTTGACAGCAAGCTACGTATGGCATTGATGCAGTTGTCATACACTGACGCGAGATTCATTCGCGTGAGTGTGTTTCCGATGCAAGACAGTGCTTACGAAGCCTCTGAACTACGGATGGGGGTATGGAGCGCCCAATCTGTAACATTAGTTTTGAAAGATTAAGGCAAAGGAGCAAAAAATGGCAGCAATCGATTACGCCGGCTTGAACCACGACCTGTATTTCGGGGACAAGACTGGTAAAAATTTCAAGCAAGTCCTGGGTGTGAACGACCTGGACTTTGACAACGACAAGGATGAGGTGACACGTGATTTTATCGACGGTACAAACCTCAAACTTATCAAATCGTTCAAATCGACTATCAAGTTCAAGGTGACTGACATCGGACAGGACAACCTCAAAAACATCGTGCCTGGCTATATCTATAACAGTGGCGAGACGATTGACGGCACTACTGGTATTACTGTCGGCACAAAGGGTGCTGTACAGGTTGGCTTGCAAAAAGGCAGCTCGACACAGGTGCCTGGCGTGTTCAAGCTAGTGCCGAAATTGGCAGCTCAAGCAGGTCATACGTTATTCATGCTTGACGCTACGGCAACCTTGAGCGACATCAGCCAAGAGGACGGTTTGACTGAGTTTGAAATCAGCGTGACCGGCAAGCTGATCAAGGGCGATCTGACATTTGCGTAACAGGGGTGACACAGTGCTAAAAACACCGTGTCAATACCTAAATTGATAAAAAGTAATGTAGTTGTTACAACTACGGAATGGAGAATGAGATGGCGTTTAAGTTTAATAAAACTCAAAGCCAGACTAGTGCGCCGCGTGTTGTCATGGCGCTTGAAATGAGCGACAACGGCAACGTGAGCACCTTGAAATACGTCGTTCCGCGTCTAAGCCGTACAAAAGTGGTTGCAGCTCAATATGATGCTAGGCGTAGCGTCAAGGGTGTGGGCAGTGCACAGCTACAGGCAATCGTTTCCAATTCGCTAAGTGGCGAACTGCTTTCTAGTCTAGAGCCAATTGATGGCGCACCAGAAGTAGATAAACTCGTCGAGTTAATCGGAGATGAAAACCTCGAAGCATTCATGACAGAGCTATTCAGACTAGCGACTGAGGATTACGCAACACTACGCGCCGAGGGGGTCGAGGTATTGCAGTAATGGAAGACCACGAGCAGCAGTACGATCCAGAAAAACTAGCCTTGCTGATTGAAAAACAGACCAAGGATATTTTGAAGAATCAGAAAATCACCGCTGCTGCTCTAGTTTACTACTATCAAATACCGTTTGCTGAGGCGGTAGAGATGCCATACGGAGACTCTGAATTATTAATCAAAGCAGCTCGTGTATTCAAGGCACAAGAGGCGTTACAGCAAATGGCGGTAATTACCGCTGCGCTGAGCGGTAAAAAGGCTAACAAGCTGATTAGTTTATTGGAGAAGCAGGCAAAGTGGTAGGTTTATTTGGCAGATTCAAGGTATTTTTCCAGACGAGACTCAAACTCGTCAATATTTTCAATGTCGGAAATGACAAGCGAACCACCAATGATTTTTTCGCCAATCGTCGTAATCCCGATGGTGTTGCCATTTCGTACAAAGCCCTCTATCGTTCGATAATTAATCGTACGAGTGAGCCTGCCATTTCTGAACTTGATGGCGGTATCTGTCAGCTCAAAAGAAACGTTGCGGTATTTTCTATAGGCGAGCCAAGCGGTTACACCAAATGTAATCATGTGCAGCCAAAACCAAAAAACCAGCTTTTTTATGAGCCACTTTTTAGACAGATGATATTGTTTATTCATTTAAGAGTTCCTTTCGTCTTATACCACAATCATAGCATAGACAGGGTAATAACGTCATGAACCAAGGCGAGATTATTATCACATATCGTGTTGATTCGAGCGGTGCAATCACCGCTATGAGCAATGTCCAAAAAAAGATGCACGAGAGCGAGAGAAATCTCAACTCGACTCAATCAAAATATGGCAAGTTTTTTGACAGGCTAAATCAGGGCTTTGGTGGCGTTGCTAATACGATAAAAAAATTTGGTATCGTCGCTGCCGGTGCTATCGGTGGCGGGACGTTTGGGGAAAAACAGTTTATCTACCTTGCCAGTGGCGCAGAAAAACCAC